TTACAAGTTACAAGTTACAAGTTACAAGTTACAAGTTATATTTTAAACGGACTTCTAACTTCATAATTATTCATTTCATTACGAATCTGGTTTATTTCTAATGATAAAGAAATATTACAATTATGTAAATCAACTAACATACCGTTATGATATCTAAACTTTAGCTTAAATTTAGCGATTTTATCAATAGGGGGTTGAAAATAACTAATTGTTTCTAAATATCCATCATTTGCTAAACCTTTATTTTCTTGAGATGGATAAATAGGAATTTTAGCAAATGCCGAATTTACTATACCCGAATTAGAATTGCTAAAATTATAGTATAAAAAAGGTTTGATCTCATCACATTTATTGTATTTTTCTAATTCAATATATATACATTTATTAGCTTCTAAATCGCACGGATTAGGAGAAATTATATTAGGAGGTGATTGAGCAATAATAGTAGAATATCTTTTTTTATCAAAACCTAAAATATAACCTAAACCCCAATTACTATGTTGAGCATATATATCAGTTTTATAGTTATCTTTAACACAATCGTACTTAATAGGTAAATCAAATCTGAATACAAATTGAATTGATGAATTAATAAAAGTAAATTTGCGATTAATTGGGTTATAAGAAATATCAAAGTTAGCACTATATATAGGATTTATTGCTTTAAATTGAGTTAACAAAGCAGACTGTAATTGAGTGTAATTATAATAACCATCTTCTAACATAATTGAATATTGAGTTCCAAACAATTCAACTATCATCTTATTTGTTTGTAAGTGTTCGCTTATATTATAAAAAAAATTAGGCAACATTATGTTAGCTAATCGTAACGATTCAACATTAGTATAATTTTGAGGACAAGTTATTTCAAATTCGGAAGCGTTTGGCCAACGTTCTTTGTCGCGATCATTGCTATCAATAAATAAAATTTTTCTATCTAAAACAAAATTATGTTTTGTTGCTACTAACGGATTAGTGTGATTCATTTATAATACTATATATTTAATAATATATTAAATAGTTTTTTAATAGCTTTTTAATTATTTAATTATTTAATATATATTTGACTAATTAATAAATTATTTTTACTATTTAATATATTTTGACTATATAATATATACATAAATTAATATGTCAGACAATCCAAGTAAAAAACCTACTCCAAAATTATCTTCATTAGATTTAGATACAAATAGTATTATAAATAAACAGGGTATTTTTGGTTTTGGGTTATCGCACAATAATAACTTAGATTTTATGGTACTTATTGTTTTAGCGTGTATGGGTATTATTATAAAATTATTTTTTCCAGAAAAATACTCTCAATTAGGAAACACTGGTCCTGCTACATCTACCATATGGGGATATGGTTTAGCTGCACTTGCGATTAGTATTATGTTATTTATGGGAATATATGTTACAAAAAATATATTTGAATCAACAGGAAACTTTGCGGAAATGTTAGCTTCTAATCTAACTCCAATATTTTTAACATTAGCAGTATTAATATATACTATCTTTCTTAACTTCCTGTATTTTAAAAGAATAAATTCTAATAGTGTAACGAACGAATATCATACATATACATTTATGTCATCAGTATTATCAATAATACAGATAGCTTTAGTATCATCTTATATGTTTTTTTATTTAATTAGTGTAGATAAAAAAGACGGACCGACCACTAAGAATGATATGAAAATAGAATTATCAAAAAATGCCGTATACATTTTATCTCTTATTAATATTATTTTTTTATTGATGATACATATTAGCTTGCAGTTTTTTTCAACAGATGAAACTCCTCTTCCTATATAAATTCAATAAACTTGTTAGCCTTTATAAATTTAAATGTTAAACCAATTGAATCCTTGGACTCCCATATACCTGATATTTTTATTATAAATGTTTTACTAGCATTAGCATTAGCATTAGCATTAGCATTAGCATTAGCATTAGCATTAGCATTAGCATTAGTAATTTCATTTACATAATTATAATTATGTAAATTTTCAGTATCATCATTTAATGTATATTTGAAAAATTGATTTTCATATAACTCTTTGAGCTTAAATAATTTAGTCTTAGGGTCTCTTATTAAATTTAATACATAGTCTTCTAATTCTATTAGTTTATTAAAAACAGTGTTATTTTGCGCACTTTTATCAAATTTTATTTTGTCATTTTCATATGACAAATTATTAAGTTCAAATATAACAAATATACTTGTTAGCGTAACAATATTTGTCGAATAAAGCAACTTATAGAAATAATTATATTGAACTGCACTATTTTTAATAGGTTCATTTATTATTATTGATTCATAATTTAAATTTTGTAGATTTTCACAAATCATAGAGCAAGCTATATTACTAACTAATAATAGTTTTAATTATTTTTTATATATAATGTTATAAATATATATATAAAAATATAGATTTACTATTAATCAATAGTCATTAGACAATAGTCAATAATGAATTTAAGAAAGAACTATAATGAAATTATAAATGAAAACAGCAATTATAGTTTTAATAAAGATTTAATACAAATAATAAATAGTGAAACACAGGAAACAAATAGCAATAGCAATAGCAATAACAATAATTTTATAAACTATATATTTTATGGACCACCTTGCTCTTATAAATATAAAAATGCATTAAAACTGTTGCAGCATTTTAGTCCAACTAAGTTAAAATATGAGAAAAAATTACATATTAATCTAACAAAAACTGAGTTCTATATTAAAATTAGCGACATTCATTATGAAATAGATGTGGAAAACTTTATATATAATAGCAAATCTGTATGGAATGAAATATATAATATTATATATAATTCAATAGCATCATCACCTATTAAAAAAGGATATATTGTATTTCGCAATTTTGATAAAATTAATTATGACTTATTGGACTTGCTATATAATTATATGCAAAAAGAATTATTTTCAACTTTAAATATTAAATACATTATTATTACAGAATGCGTGAGCTTTATACCATTAAAAATAATAAACATTTGCAGAACTATTAATTTTGCTAAGTTAAGCAAAAAAAACGTGAATGCTATATGTAGCAAAAATAATAAGCTTTTTCTTAAGAACTTACATAAAGATAAGGAAGCAGATTTGGATGCTATTTATAATAAAGTAAACAATCCAAACATTTTTACACATTTAGATATTTCAAATAATCTAAAATATATTGAGCAACATTCAGCAATATGCAATACTTATATTAATATAATTTGTAGCAATAATTTCAATATTACAAATATTAGGACCTTATTGTATGATATTTTAATCAATCATTTAAATAGTCACGAATGTTTCTTTTATATAATACAATCTTTAATAGTTAATAAATTGGTAGCTTCTAATAAAATTAACGACCTGATTTTAAATAGCATATTTTTTTTTAAAAATTACAACAATAATTATAGACCTATTTTTCATTTAGAAGGTTTTACATTATATTTAATAGAGTTAATAAATGAAAATAAGTGAGGCGCTGCACATATTAAATATTACAAACTATACTATTGACAATATTCATAATATTAGTTTTGATGAATTGAGAAAATATTATCATATTCAATGTATTATTTATCATCCAGATAAAAATAATAGAGATGAAGACGCTACATTGCTATTTCAAAATATTAATTGTGCTTACACTATTTTGAAAGAACTTATTACTAATTATAATAATGTTAATGATAATAATGACTTCAAAGATAACAATGTTAATGATAATAATGACTTCAAAGATAACAATAACGATGACTTATTAGTACTATTTTTAAATTTCATAATAAATTTTTATTCTAATAGCGAGAATATTGATAATTTTAAAAAAGACATAATTAATTTTAAAATAAAAGCACATATTCATATTAAAGCATTATTAACAAACTTATTTGAATATTTTTCAATAGTTATTTTAGAAGACCTTTATCACTATTTATTAAACTATAAAAAAAATCACAATGCTACAAATGACAATACAAATGACAATACAAATGACAATATAAATATTTATGATGCTATTATAGAAATTATTAAAACCACTTTAGAAGAGAAATTACAAGACCACAGTATTTATATATTAACTCCCAACCTATTAAATCTATTAAATAGTGATATTTATAAATTAGAAATACATAATGCTATAGTTTATATTCCTTTATGGCATAACGAATTAAATTATGAAAATAACATTATTAAAATAGAGCCTTTATTAAAAGACCACATTACTATTGACACTAATAATAATATTCATTATAATTATTATAATAATTATAATACTATTACAGATTTACTTAGAAATAATATTGTTAATATTGTTATTAATATTGAAGAACATTACCCTATTGAAATAAAAATTAGTGATCTAAAATTTTCGCCCTATCAAGTTTATTGTGCAAAAAATAAAGGAATACCAAAAATAAACACATCTAATATTTTAGATAATACACAAAAAGCTGACATATATTTTCATATACATTTATCATAATTCTTATTTTTATAAGTATAATTTTTATATACTTATAAAAAAAATGGTTTTGTTAATAAATATGCTGTTTTTAGTTTGTTTTTTTTAAAATAATTAGTTCTTCTTAACAATACGCTTCTTCTTAGGAGCATCTTCAACATCCACTTGCTTTACTTCTTCCTTAACCTCTTCTTTGGGTTGTTCCTTTACCTCTTCTTTAGGTTGTTCCTTTACTTCTTCTTTAGGTTCCTCATCATCATCACTATCAGGAACCTCTGTAACGCTTGAAACCATCTTTACTGGTTCATCATCATCATCATCATCATCTACTGGCGCAACCAGCGCAACCAGCTTTTCCCTATCTTTTTCAGATAGCATAATATGACACTTTCCACTTAGACTGGTCTTTGGCTTAACAACTGCCTGAACTAATTTCCACGTAACACCAAACTTTCCATTCGCAACCCAAATACCTCCACATTTAATAAGAGTTGCTACGCTTGAACCCTTAACCATAAAATCAGTAATAGAACTATTATCATCATTTGGAAATAGTAACTCATAAGATTCGTTATAAATCTCAAGCCTATCTTTAGCATCTTTAAATTCACCTTCCCAATAAATAAGTTTAGCCTTTAAACTTGGAGCACGCGAATAATCAATTTCATCCGATGCCTTATCTTTGGTATACTTTAGCATAGGGCTCCATAGCGCATCAACAGCATCCGAACTCATTTTAGGCTTACCAAGCCATTCTTTGCAGTTGGTAATCACATCGCTCTTAATACGCATTTCAAGTGCTTGCATATTCTTTAAGAATGCTGTACATTCACTATTTTCCTCATTTGGAAACTGAAGCGCTAAGTCATAGGACTTCTTTCCTGTTTTATCATCCGACCACTCATTTACTCCCCAAGTTAACATAAGAGGTGTGCTAATATATAGTGGCTTCATATCTTGCTTGTTAAGAATACCAATAGACTTGCCGTTATTAGCATTAATCTTGGGCTTGGTATACACATAATCAGTGTTAGCATTGAACGCAGCACCAGATACAATAGTCGCCATATTGAGTTTATAATATATTAATAATTATATATTTATCTTTCTAAATCAATTTTTTTTTTAATTTAATTTTAATTTTTTAAATTATTATTTTATTTTTGTATGGTTAATGGATACAATTTATTTTTTCTTTTTATATGGCTCTATGGCATGGCTCTCACTCATTTCAATAGTTTGAATAGTGTCTTTAATATTTTTATTGTCTTTAATATTTTTATTTCTTCTTCTTCTTCTTTCTAATAGTTCTAATTCTTTTTTGAGAGAATTGTCAATTAATAATGATTTTGTTAATTCATTATAAATTATGTGACTATGGCTAAATCTCGTCACTAAAACAAATTCAAGTGGTTTGAGTAAGTTATATTTATAAAGACTATTCATAGTAAGTCCAAACATTAAAGCTAATATAATAATATTAGAGTTATTATTTTAAATAATAATTATAAATATGTGTTCATATAAAAAAATATATATTTTCTCTTTTTAAATCCTTTTTATTTAATCTAATAGCGGAGCTGTTAGCATAGTTGCGAAATACGGCGTAGGAACAGCAACAATAAACCAAATTAATGGCACTATGTTCGGAAGCATCATATATTCCAAAGCAACTTTAATAACAAAGAACATATTGAAAATTAAGACCATCATTGTCATTAAAGTTAATGCATTCATTACTTGTTTCATCATAATCATCGATCAATACTTAAGAACTATTATTAATTTTTCTATTCAATTTTTTTCATATCATTCTTTATATCATTCTTTAATATTTAGTGTTTGATTAAGCATTAAATATTAAAATTAAATTATTTTTATATTTTTCTATTTTTCTATTTTCTATTTTTCTTTACGCAGTAGCCACAGACGCCTCAACTTTAGCAACTTTAGGGAAGTGAGGACCCATATATTTCTGGAGATTGAAATATGTGAGTTCAACAGTGTCGCTAACCTTTAGAAGCTGTGTTAGTGGCTTGTCTGGGTTAATTTTACGACCGTTGCTTTTATCCTGAAGGTTGTTTGCACGAATATACTTGTTAATTTCACGAGTTACATCAGTACGCGCCATTTCAGTTCCACATGGCTTGTCTAAAAACTTTGCAAGCTCATCACTAATTAACGATGGCTTAACAAATCCACTTGGAGCACGATTGCCCTTGCGACGCTTTCTGTTATTTAGTTTTTCAGCAACTTTTAATTGCTTTACAGTCATTTTCTCTAAATTACGTAGCTCAGTCTTTAGCGAATTGAAATTCACAAGCATAGATTGAAATTTAGTAATGAAATCCGAAAAGCCTGATGTAATAGAGTGGTCAACAGCATCGCTTGTAACTACAATATTTTCAATCTCTTGAACGCCTTTTTGAGAATCTAAAACAACTTCCTGAACCGGTGGCTCGGCCTTTACAGACTTAGCGGAAGGAGCTTTGGTTTTTGGTACAACTGGTTTAGCATCTGGTTCTTTAGAATCTGGTTCAACAACTGCTTTTGTAGCTTTTGGCTTTTTAACTGGAGTTTGAGGAACTTCAACAGAGACAGCTTCGTCGGGCTTTTTCTTGTGCGATGGCATTTTTTATAATCTATTATAACTAATTTCTTTTAAATTGTTTTAGTAATTAATATATATATGAATTAATTATTATTTTAAATTGCTAAAGGGTTGAAAACAAACGAATTAAAATTAAAAATGTAAAAATTAATATATTAATTTAAAAACTTTAAAAATTAATATAATACTTTAAAAATTAACAGTCACAGCCTCATAAAGCCAAGGTAAGCTATTAGCTGCGTCAGTTGAAACCATAGTTAACGCACATAAAACATAATAACTTCCTAAAGTGCAAGAATTCTCATTAACTCCTTTATTAATCATTAAGTCTATAATTTGAATACTATATTTCTTGATTTGTATAAGATTATATTGAGGTAGATTGTTGATATTAATATGCTCACTATTAAAAGGATTGCCAAGAGGCGGAATAATATCTCTCTTAGTTTCTTGTGACAAATTTGCCCTATAGTTCCATATATCAGCAAGTTCTCTTATAAATTGTATTAGCCCATATTTATCTAATTCCATAAACCATTTTATGTTTGTATAATTTCCTAACCTATCAATCCTCTGAAACAATGATAACACTTTCATCTCAATTTGCTTAGTCAATGATATACCTAATAATTCATCATAATTTAAATCAAGATCTATCTTTAATATAGCGCTTATTCTAATAAATTCTAATAATTGTTGCAGTATATTATATGAAAAATACAAATTAGTAAATGGATTTTGAACCTTTGTTGAATTGTTGGCGGTGCTAATAGTGGTGCTTGCGCTAACATTAGTTTTGTTATTATTTGATTTAATAAACAAATTATATAAAGATTTTATATCAAACCCGTATATATGAGAATTGTCATCTTTAAAACTTATAAATTGACTATACTGAATATTTGTTAAGCAATCTAAGGTACAAAAATCAACATCATTAGAACATAGTGATCTATTAAAAAAAGCCGGACCGTGAGATTTTATATATTTTTTAATTAAAAAATAACGCGCGTTTTTTTGAACAATTATTATATTATAACTGAAATATAAAAAGTTAAATAGTCTCCTTCTTAAAAACTCCTTAGCACCGCTAACATTTAATTTATAATGTTTTGCTATACATTTTAACTGTGAAACATTATAATTATATTTTAATATATTACTATAATATTCATATGTGGGAATAGTAAAATCCTCAGCTAAAATTTTTATATATGATTTCTTGTTTTTAATAGCTAAATTTAAATAGTGTTCCATAATATTATTATTATTAGAAGCAGTTATATCATTAGTTGGTGCTCTTTGCTGAATACATTTATTTACATTAATAATCATTATTAATTTTATAATTATTATTATTATTTATTGTATATATAATAATAATTTCTATATAATTATATTATATTATAATCAATTCTATATAATTATATTATATTATAATCAATTCGTTTGCCATCATTCTTAAATTATTTAAAATAAATTTTTGCCTATATATTGATTTCATATATATATTCGATTGAATTTTATTAAATAAAATACCTACTTTACTTATAAGAGCTATAAATTGGGTATTTAACGCATATTTTCGCAAATTTATTAAGAAATTATTAATACTGACATTGTCCTGCTTTAAGCATATATTTATCTTTGTTGAAAAATCTAAATCAAAAATATTAGACTTAAATAAGTCCTCATGGTTATACACCAATATGGCTTTAACTATATAGTAACTAAAAATATGCGAAGTTTCTTTATATTTATTTGTATGCGTATTTGTATGCGTATTTGTATGCGTATTTGTAGTTGAATTACTTAATAATTGTGTATATGTTAAATTATTATAATTTAATATTTTGACTAATTGGAATATTATATGTATTAGCTCTGTCTTGTATAATCTCTCAAATTCATAAATATAGTTCGCAAACTTTATATTTTTTTTATAACTTATTACACATAAAAGCATTACAAATGTCCAAAATTCTGTCAACGACTCTTGAATACCTATCTTTTTATAATGCTTATTGCTTATATTAAATAAATTTATAAAATTACTATAGTTGCTGGTATTATTTAAATCTTGATGTAATGCTTTATCTATGCCGTAATAATGAATACTTTCATGAATAAACACTTTAAAAAACTCTTCTTTCCTATAAATAAATGTTACTCCATTTTCTAAGTATGGATAAGTAAATCCACTATTTACATTTTTTGCCCCTAAAATATCTTTATTATTATTTAATTCTTTAAGAAATGGAGTTAAAAAAAAAGTTATATGTTGTCCATTTCGAGTTTCATTATTTGATATTGCTATTAATACTTGTAATAATAGTAACATTTTTTCAACAATAATATCCAATTTTTTTATAGCTATTTCGTCATTATAAATTATAAAGTCGAAAACATAGCTCTTGCCTTTTATTATATTTTCATAAGTAACTATTTTACAATTATGTACGTTACTTATTATAAAATTTATAATACTTTTATCAATATATTTACTTTGTATTAAATATTTGTTAACAATTGATGTAATTTTGCTATTAATTATATTTTTATTATCTATTTGTGATCGCGATTTCTCTATAGTTATACCATTTATTATTTGTTGTTTATTATTGAATTGCATATACACATGCTCTAAAAATTTACTCATTATACTATTTTTATTTATACTTATACCAAATAATGTACTATCTAACTCTTTGCTTTGCTTATAAAAATTGACCAGAATTTTAGAATTATTATAAATTATGCTGCGTTTATTTTTTGTATAATTCTTAGCTTTATTTGTGCCTTTTTTAATAGTTGACATACTTATATTATATATATAAAATTATTATACATTAATATTTATGGTTAAAGTGGTGGTACTACTGGTCTTGTTGATGTTGCTGATGTTGCTTGTGTTACTGGTGTTGCTGATGTTGCTTGTGTTACTGGTGTTGCTGATACTACTGGTATTCCTGTTACTACTTGTGTTGTTGTGGCTGCTTGTAATTGTTTACGTAATTCATCTTGCCTAGCTTTGTCTTGTTCAGTTAGAAATTCAGCTATTAACTTGCGCATATTAGCTAATTCTTCCGTAGGTGACGACTTGTTTATATCTGCTTTTGTAGTCTCAAGGATCGAGCTTAGTGTTGTTGGTAGTTTATAATTAATTTCTGTGTCTGTAATTAATACTATCTTTATAATACCACTTATTTGTTCTATTTTAGTGCGAATATTATCACTATCTATAGTGTCTATTAAGTCATCTATTTTTTTAATTTTTTCCTTATATTCAACTAATTTGCTTAATTCACCATCAAAAATTTCTCTTAAGGCTTGAGATAATTCAAGATTTGATATTCTTTTCTTATCATCACCAAAAGGTATATTCATAGCCCTGCTATAATTCATATCTAAATGATTAGCCATTCCATCTCTATTACCTTCAAATTGTTGTAATTCTCCTATATTTAATGTAATATCAACAATAGTTGAAACCAATGAATTCATATTATGTTTCAAACCAAACTTAAGTTTAGAAATATTAGCGACATGATCATTATCATCAGTTGATCCATCTTTTGTATCATCATATAGCTTTTCTGAAAAATATCCAACAACATTTTTAAATATTTTTTTACTAATATCTATATGTCCTAATAATACGTTTAATTGACTCGAATCTACTTTTTTAAAAAAAACTTTGATAAATTTTGCTCGTAATACATCTATTGTTTTTTTATCTTGTTCGTCTTTAATTGTTTTTTTATCTTGTTCGTCTTTAATTAACTTAGCAATTTCTGTTAACCCGTCTAATAGAAATATACATAAGCTTATCGTATCCTCTTTACCTACATCTCTGGAAATACCTATCAGCAAACCACCGTCTTGTTGTGCTTCTCCTCCTAATGCTCCTCCTGCTACTAGTGCTGGTGCTCCTGCTCCTCCTGGTGCTGGTGCTGGTGCTGGTGCTGGTGCTGCTCCAAGTACTCCTTTGTTTCCTGCTGCTACTCTTGCTGGTGCTGTTGGTGCTATTGCTTCTCCTGTTGCTGTTTTATCTTCTTCATTATCTTCATTTTCTCCATATGATTCATCGCGCTTTACCTGTTGATTAAAATCAATTCTTGATTGACCTTGCATTAATATATATGAAACTTTAGAAATAAGTATTGCTCTTATTAGTTGCTTATTCTTACCAAACTTTATCTTATCAAATAAAAGTGTTTTATATGCAGGATCATTATCTGCTATTTCGGTTAGTATTTCATCTAAATATCTCTTATAAGCATCTCGTCCTGAACGACGAGTAAGAGATTTAACTATAGTTCTAGTGAATGGAAAGTTAGTTGGGGTTTCTTTTAATTCTATAGATTTACTTTTACCGTTATTAATTTTTGTTAGAAAATTAATTACTTCTTCTTGTGTGGTTGTACTGTTGTCTATACTGTCAGCATCAATATATGTTATTGAAGATAAAGTGCGGTTTTTTAATTTATGTTTCATAAGTGTATAGCTAATAAATGTGTGTGTTTCATTATCATCAGTTTCATATGACAATATAAAATCACCATGTTTTAAACCTGCTTGGCTTATAGATCCTTTATCTTTAGGATTTGAAATCATACCACTATTCTCATCTATACCAGATTTTAAATTATTGCCATCAATATCTTTTGTATTTGGAATCAATTCATGCTTACTAATAAATTTCGTTCGCTCTTTATCATAAAAGCTTATAGGAGGTGCTTCTGTAACTGCTCCTGTTGATTTTGTTGTATTTACAACTCGGTCTCTTTCTTCTCCTGTTGATTTTGTTATTTCTAGAACTTCGGCTCTTTGTGGTGTTCCATAAGCATCCTTAGTCATATGTACGTGACTATGTTTTGGAGAAAAATACCTTCCTTCATCTCTTTTTGTTATTGCTAAACATTTATTGATTATTTCTATTAACCTAGATTTTGCATTAGCAGTATCTATACTTTCTTTTGTAATATATACGATTTTTGTAATACTTTGGTTGTCATGAGTTTCTGATAAATTTTTCTCACTTGTAAATTTGTGTACATATTCAACCTTATCTTTATTAGTCCCAGATTCATACACCATAGTCCCAGATTCATACGTCAATATAAAATCACCTTCTTGTATACCTACTCTTTGTATAGCTCCTCCTGCAGTAGTTCTCTTAACCTCACCATATGGAGATATAGCATAACCAAGATTGTTGCTCTCTTTAGTTATTACTTTTCCTAAATCTGCTTCTTTTAAATTCAATTTTTTTGTTTTAATAAATTCTTTCAGCTCTTTAATTAGTCTTTTAAATTTATTGATTCTATCAGTATCTACAGGTAAATGTGAATCTCCGGGTTCTATTACATTTACTTCACTTAATTCTGTTGGATTTTCTGCTTCCTTATTTGCTTCTATTGCTGACACTATATGTTCGCTTATTGATGTTACCACATTAGCTCTTATATTTACACGCTGTCTTATTAAATTAGCAAGATCAGCTTTAACATTGTTATTTACTGTCTCCGCTTCTCTAATACTGTCAATTGTAATATATGATATTTTTGATATAAAATTATTAGGTTGCTGAGATTTGAATTCTTTATTAGCCAGTGCTTCAAATTGTTTTTTGTTAATAAATAAGTATTTATTTTTATTTGGCGTCTCATACGACAATATAATATCATCTACCTTTAAATCGGTTGGTACTATATCATAGGATCCTACTTTGGCTTTGGTTTTTTTAATACTACCAATTGCCTTACTATCATCTATATCAAATACATAGTTGGTATCTCTATTTTGAATTGTTACTTGTTTTGTTTCCAATTTATTCCAATTTATAAATGTAGTCAAATTTAGATTTGCTGCTTCTAGTTTTGCAGCTTCTCCTATAGCGATTGCTGTTTCTGGTGTTGCTAATGCTGCTATTGCTGCTGCTGCTCCTGCTCTTCCTGCTGCTTCTATAGCAGCACCACAAGCTATTATTCTTGCATCTGCTGCTGGTGGTGCTGGTGGTGCTGGTGGTGCTGGTGGTGCTGCTGGTGCTGGTGTTATTGTTGCCGCTGCTGCTGCTGCTCCTGCTGCTGCTCCTGCTGCTTCTGCAGCTCCTGCTGTTTGACTTCCTCCTGCTGCCACTTCTGCTGCTCTTCCTGCAAGTAGTGCTATGTCATCAATTTCTGCGTTGAGTGTTTTTGCTTCTTTTGCTGCTGCTACTCCTGCTGCTACTGCTGATAATGCTATTGCTTCATTATCTGATGCTCCTTGTATTTTTGCAGCAATTTGTGCTGCTTCTGCTGCTGCTGCTCCTGCTGCTGTTGCTCTTTCGCTTGTTGTTCTTGCTACTGCTGCTCCTGCTGCTCTTGCTGCTGCTACTACTGGTGCTGCTGCTGCTGCTCCTGCTGCTCCTGCTGCTGCTTTTGCTTTTGCTTTTGCTCCTCCTGTTCTTGTAGCATCAGCTGCTGCTTTACCTGCTGCTGCTGCTGCTGCTGCTGCTGCTGTTACTACTGCTGCTCCCGCTGCTCCTGTTACTACTGCTGCTGCTGCTTCTCCTGCAAGTGCTGCTACAACATCTGGTGCTTGTCCTGCTATTTTTGCTGCTGCTGCTGCTGCTTTTCCTGCTGCTACTTGTTCTGCTTCTCCTCCTCGTCGTAATAGTGGTCCTGCTGCTCCTGCTACTACTCCTGCTGCTGCTGCTACTGCTTCTGCTGCTGCTGCTCCTGCTGCTAGTGCTGCTGCTGCTGCTTTTCCTGCTGCTTCTGTTGGTGTGTCTCTTTCATCTATTGGTCTACGTACTCGTATTGCTGCTGCTGCTGCTACTCCTGCTTCTTGTGCTGCTTCTTCTGGACTACCTCCTTGGTTCATTACTACTTGTGCTGCTGCTCTGCCTGCTGTTGCTGCTGCCAGTGCTCCTGCTGTTATGCCTGCTGCCGCTGCCCTTGCATCAGTAGCTGCTTGTAATTTTACTGCCTCTGATATTGTTCCTCCCTTCATAATATTCAACTTTTTTGTCTGAATTTTGTCTCTAATCTTTCTTTTTTTTCGTGTAGTCATTATAATTATATATATAATTATATAATTATAAAAATTTATACCCAATTATAAAAATTAATAGTTAATTATTTAGTTATTAGTTTGCGTACTTTCATTAATTCAGTCATTGGACTTGCCCCCTTACCTTGCTTATAGCTATTAATTAATGCATTTCCGGTTAATAATAATATTTCTCGTAACTCATCATTTTGCGTAAATTTTGCATATAATGCTTTTTCTAACAATCCAGATTCAATCTTTCTAAATTCTTCCTCGTTTATTAGAGTTGGTTTTATAGATTTGTTTGCTAGTTGAGTTTCATAATATTTTTGAGCTTCTTCTATATTGGAGCCGTATGTTCCTTCTTTTTTGAATTTACTATATATATCATTAAAACCATTAAATCTGCTTCCTAACATATAATGTTTCACGCTTGTCCAATTAGTTCCGTCTATTGTTAAATTCGCTACTAAATAATCATTATCTAACTTTTTCCGCCAATCGGGGTATTTTTTCTTATTATTTAATTCAAGAACATTTTTTGAAATCTTTAATTCGGGTTTAATTGTTTCACCGGAACCTTCGCCTACTTTTTCGTGTTTTGACTTACTATATACTTGAATAATTATTGAATTGGTATAATCTTGTGACTTGGGTCTTTTTGTATCAACCAATGTATCATAGCTACTCTTTTTACTAATTGTATTAGTTTCCACACCGTTTTTATTTGCAAATGTTTTAAAGTCGGGTATTAATACATATAATCCCGCATTTTTTTCCATACATCTTTCTAAAACTAACTCTTTGATCTTGTAAGGCAGTTCGCTAAATGTAAGCGCTCCTCGTTTTACATTTTTATCATAAGTAACTAATTTATAATGAATATTTTGAAAATATTCGGTTATAATATAATAAGATGGTTCAAATATGCCTTGTTCCTCTAATTTTGTATCTGCGCTAATGCATTGTAAAACAAGTTCCTTTTCTCCTTGAATAAAATGATCTTGAGATAACACTATAAATTTTACATTATATATTCTTTCTAATGAACTTAGCGCCCAATTATCAGCCCAATACTTCCCAGCAACTTCTCTAATTACTTTTTTAAGGTCGTCAATAGTATTTACATCCTTCATAAATGCGAACTCATTTGCTAAAGTCTCTAACTCTTTATGTTTAGTAGTCATAGATGTAAATGTATTAAAATTATCTTTTGCATCTTGAATTAATTTCATTTTGTCTGGACCATCGCTTGTTCCTGTAATAATTTTTTTTAATGTATAATGTTTATTTTTTAATACTTTTAACTCGTCATGTGTTTTTTTAATATTATTGTAAAATAAATCAAATAGCTCCTTATATGTATTAAAAATACTTTCATCAACCTCATTAGCTAATTTTTCACGAATAGATTTTACAGATGTTTCTATTTTTACACTTTTTAAAGCATCGCGTAATACTGCAAAAAAACAATCTCCACCGCCTTCATTGTCAAGTATTTCATATTTATTACTTCTTAAATACTTATTTACCCAAGTATCTTTAGGGTCTTCCTCGTAATTGCTAATTTCGTAATCACTTTCTTCTTTAGTTTGACTAATTAAAGTCATTAAATTATAATTAAGATTTGACTTATTGAATTTTTCACTTTTCGTAGAAGCACCATCACTATTAGTGTCATCGTCAGTAATACCTTCATTATCAGTATCAGTATCAGTATCTTGATCGGTAATACCTTCGCTGTCGCTATTAGCGTCAGCATTTGAATATTCAGACCTCGTTTCAAATTCATCAATCAGTTCATAATTATTAATAATCAATGATTTAGAAAACGGGAAAATTATAGGTTCAGCCATTTTGTTTAAATCAATATCGCCATTATGATCTAGTAAAGACGCATAATCAGTATTATTAGTTTCATATATACCTATTTTAGATACAACTGAACCATTATTTACTAAATAAATATTAAAATATAAAATACCATTGCTTAAATAATCAAACTTAGGTACTCCAAGAACAAATTTTATATGTTTATTATATATTTTTGCGTTATATACAAAAGCTTCTGTTTCTAAATCCGATTTATCTATAGTATTTGTTGTTGTATATTGAACCTCTTTTTTAAGATTTGATGTAATCATAATATATTATATATACTTTTAGAATATATATTTAAACTAATATAAAAATATATTAATAAGAGGTAATATTTTATAATATTTTATAATATTTTATAATATTTTATAATATTTTATAATATTTTATAATATTTTATAATATTCTTTTTTTATACTTGTCTTCAATATCCATTAATTTAAATTTGATTTTATTTGTAAAATTTGCATAACCGCAGTCATTAGATATGATGCTTTTAATTTCTTTATATAACTGTAAATCCTTATCTATTTTTTTCATTATATTTACTTCTTTAAATAACTCATTATAAATGATTATTAAAAACTCGAGTATGATTTCGCAATAGCTGCAATTTTTCTCTATTTTTAAATTTGTAATAAAAAATTTGTTTAGTGAACTTACAAACTCTTCTATGACTTGACAATTAATAAATAAATCTTTAATGTAAGCTTTTGATTCACTATTTTCCAATTCATAACAAATTTTTTTGTTAAAATTTATCATAAAAATAATGAAACACTTATATTTATCATTATTTTTATTAATAGTATACTCATCATCTTGTATATTATTATTAATGTAATTCTCTATTTTTGAAAGTTCGCTATATTTTTCTTTAAGTAAATTATATATATATATATTTTCCAACTTATAATCTTTAACGCAATAGCTATTAATTAGTGAAAACAATATATTAACATATATTGTACTATATGATAAATTATTATAACATATATGCTCTATAATATATTTATCAATTATATTAATTTCTTCATTTGCTTCTTCATTTGCTTCTTCATTTGCTTCTGCTTCTTTAATAGTATTATCTAATAACTCAGTGTAAATATTTATAAATTCGGTTTCTAATTTGCTATAGTTTGTGGGAGATAATTTGTTTAATATGATTTTAATGTTGCTTTTAATAGAATCGAACTTGCTTTTGTCTGGTATAACCTTTTTTTTTGTACATACATATGTATTTTTAATAGTTCTACTTAAATTAAAATTATCTTTTGTTTGCATATTGTTGCTGTTGCTGTTGCTATTGTAGTTACTATTGTTATTACTGTTGCTATTGTAGTTACTATTACTATTGCTATTGTTATTGTTATTGTTATTATTATTACTATTGTTATTGTTATCATATTTTTTATACTTATGTTTCTTTTTAAATTTGGTCTCATTATCTAATTCATATGTATTTAATAGTAAATCAACATTAATGGTCTCTAAAACATTATTTAACAAAGTTTGAACTGCTGAATCTATTTTTTCGTGCTCTATAGATTTATAATAATTAGTAATAAACGATATATCGTAAATTATCATCAATAGTGTTAATAATATTAAAATTTATTAATATTCTTTTAATTATTTTCGTTATATTAATATTTATAAAGTATTTGATATTTATAAATATATTATGGAACTAATTAGCTCAATCCTAAATTTTTATGAACATAGCGAATATAATACCAAAGAAAAATATATTGATGCTTTTAAACTACCTATAGAATATTTAGATACATCATCAATATTTATGTTAAATAATAATATTATTAATGATTTAGAATTGGTAAAGGCTAATCATGTTGCCGAATTATTTAACAATAAATCAGACGGAACCAATACTATAATAGATAGTTCAATAGATAGTAGTAATAACTATAATTTATATTATCACGTTTTTGCTCCAAAAACGATTTTTGAGAAAAATATTATAAATAAGTGGAGCAAATATTATACAAATAATAAAGAGTTCTTGCTTGAAAGTCAGGATTTAATTAAAAATTATAAACCATTTAAAAGAGTCGATTTTGTTGACAACCGGGATATATCTAGAGAGGTTGTTGTTTATAATAATTGTGAAAAAATTATATATGATGGTGGATTTATAAATAAATATCAATATATTGATATTCCACTATTAAATAAATTCAATACTAATAGCATTGTGTTACAAGCACTAAGTGTTTATAATCTCTCAACCCCTCTTATTTCATTATTAATTCCCATTTTATTTTTAATATTGCCTTTTTTTATAATTAAATTACAAGGTCATAATGTTACGTTTGAACTATATTTTAATCATTTAAAGCAAGTTTTTGCTAATCATGTTATAGGTCAATTATTCACTTCTTTAAGTGAAGCTAATTTATCAAATAAGATGTATATACTTTTTAGTTTTGGATTTTATATTTTTCAAGTATACTTAAATGTAAACGGATGTATCAAATATTATTATAATATTAAATATATTCATAAAACCTTATTTGATCTGAAATATTATATTATAGAGTCACTGAAGAAATATGAGCATTATTTAAATTTTTCTAAAAATTTAACTCACTTTAAACTATTTAATGATCAAATAGTTTCTAATATAGCAATATTTAAAACTTATTTGGCGGAATTGAGAAAACTAACTCCATATTCTTTAACTCTGCATAAAACCATTGAACTTGGCCAGTTAATGAAATGTTTCTATTCTTTAAATAAAAGCGATAACTTTATTAGCAGTTTATATTTTTCATTTGGATTTAATGGTTATTTAAAAAACATCGAAACAATACAAGGCTTTATTACTACTAAAGTTATGAATTATTGCAGCTATAATAATACAAATCCCACATATTTTGACAATTCTTATTTTGCTAATTTGAATACAATTCAAACAAGTAATACTATTGAAACAACTAATACAACCAAACATAAAATCGTTAAAAATTCATATAAATTAGATAAAAATATAATTATTACAGGACCAAATGCCTCAGGGAAAACCACATTATTGAAATCAACATTATTTAATATTATATTATGCCAACAAATAGGATGTGGATTTTTCAACAATGCCTCAATCAAAGTATATGACTATATTCATTGCTATATTAATATTCCTGATACAGGCGGACGTGACAGTCTTTATCAAGCTGAAGCACGACAATGTAAGAATATTTTAGAACTTATTGAGAATAATAAAGACAAAACCCATTTCTGTGTATTTGACGAGCTTTATAGTGGAACCAATCCAGAAGAGGCAATTAGCAGTGGTTATGGTTATTTAAATCATTTAAATAAATTGAAAAATATAGATTATATGCTAACAACACATTATAATAAATTATGCAAAAAACTAAGTAAGCAAAATAACAATTTTTATATGAAAGTTAAGACAAATACAACAGGCGACGATTTCGAATATACTTATAAAATTAAGAAAGGTATTTCTAATGTTAAAGGGGCTTTAAAGGTTCTTAAAGATTTAGAATATCCTGAAACAATTATAACAAATATGAAATAAATAATAATTATTCGTTAAACAATACTTAAAATAATATAGTTAAATAATAATAAATGTCATTCTTATTTAAATTCGTAGGTTCGAGTTTTTTATTAACATTTGGCATTATATTATTAGTATGTGGGTCAATGATGTTATATAGTTACCGCAGATTAAATTTATTAGAGCGAAGCATGATTGAGCATGGAAAAATATTACAAAATTTTATTATGAATTACAATATTCAAATGCAAAACATAAATTCTATGTATATTTATAAAAATAAATTTGAAAGCACTGACACCGAACCAATTAAGAAAATTAATTTAGGTGAAAAAATATATGTATCAGAAGACGAATGTACTGATGATGATGATGATTGCTGTGAAGTTAAAAGCTCTATTAATGAATATATAGCAACTAATGATTTAGATAAAATTCGTTCTATTCACGATGATGATGATGATGATGATGAAGATGATGATGATGATGAGGACGATGATGAGGACGACGAAGATGATGATGATGATGATGATGATGATGAGGATGATGATGATGATGACGACGAAGATGATGAAGATGATGAGGACGACGAAGATGATGATGACGAAGATGAAAAACACATCAAAGAAACAAATGATGACAATATAGACTCTAATAGTGTTGAACTATTACCTATTACTAAAGATGAATTAGAAAAAAATATTAAAGATTTAGGAGATTTTGAAGAAATTGATCTAGCTAAACCTACTTTTTCAAATACTGATGATGAAACTTTTATTAAAAATCTGCCAATAAATTTAGACACGTTTAATATTGATTTAAAGACCGATTCAAAAATTATTAATTTAAATAATTTAGAAAATGAGGCATTAGAAAATGACACAACAGAAACTAATGTAACTAAGAAAAATTATTCAAAAATGAAAGTTGATGACCTAAAAACAATAGCTGTAACGAGAAATTTACTTGATAATGAAAGTGCACAAAAAATGAAAAAGGCTGATCTAATTAAAATTTTACAAAAGTCTTAATCAGCATCTCTTAATAATAATATATTTATTTTAACAATAAATATATTATTAAATAAATATATAATAAAAATATGAATTATGGTTCGTGTGCAGTTGGTTCAAATAATATTAATATGAATTTTCCTCCATTAATGGACGACTCGAGATTATTTAGCAATTATTATTCATCCGTTTTAAATGATGAAATGCTTAAACGAAATAATAATATTAAAAATAACAGCGACTATAGGCATTATTTACAAATTAATGCTGAATCTATTATAAGTAATAATCAGCTTAATTCATGCAATGAATGTAGCGTATGTCCATATTATAACAAAACTAATTTAGCAATAAATAAGCATACTCCATATATATTTGACAATACATTATCAAATATTAGACCATACGGTTATGAAACAAGTGATTTAAAAGAATTGTACTTATCTAGGCAAAAACTGGACTCTCAAAAGCATGTTACAAAATATATTATAAAGCCTAATTAATTGTTTTCTTTAATTGTTTTTTTTAATTGTTTTTCTTTATTTAAGTATTTTTCTTTATTTATGATTTTTTTTATAATTATAAAATATTATATTATATTATTATTATAAAATGGATTTTTTTGATAATTTGATGTCTCCCTTAAGCAAAGCTCATTGCGCGTTTTTTTATTACATAGGATTATTGAATTTATTTTTAGCAATATTAGCTCTTGGTGGTTTGATTGGTGGATTATTTCAAAAGAAGTCAGCCTACGCAATGGGAGCATATTTAATGAGTTTCTTAAGTAACATCTTAATGTATTACACATTAAGAATATATTATTCAATATGTATTGTTACATTACGCTAATACAAATACAATTATAATTACAATATAATAAAAAATAACAATATAAATAAAAATTATAATATATATAACATTATTTATACAACATTATTATATTATTAAAATAATATAATAATATTAAAATAATATATTATTATAAAATGAATTTTTTAGATAGTTTGATGGCGCCTTTAAGCAAAGATTTTTGTTTGTTATTTTATGTTGTTGGATTATTAGGTCTAGGATTAGCTGTACTATGTTTTGTCGGAGCAATGGCTGGATTTTTTATTTATAACCAAAAATCATCATATCTAATAGGACCATATTTAATAGGAGCATATTTAATATCTTTCTTATATGCTTTATTTATCTATTATTTAAATCGGGTTCATTATTCTATGTGCATAGCTGCTTTACGTTGAAATATTATTTAGAAACAATATAAAGAATTAGCAACAAATTATATAAGTATTAGTAATTTCAAACTAAACGCACTAATTTATATTAATATAATAGCAATATTAATATAATAGCAATATAATAGCAATATTAGTATGAAAATTTTAAGTATTGATATTGGTATTAAAAATTTGGCTTATGTTATTTTGGAGGTTGTTAATTTAGATAAAAATAGCATTGTTAATGGAACACAAGAGTTTACAATAATTAAATGGGACGTTATAAACCTCTGTAATAAGTTTATTGCTTGCTCTGCTAATACATGCTCTAAACAAGCTTGTTTTCATAAAAACGACCATTTTTATTGTAAAAATCACACTAAAAAAACGGAATACACCTTACCTATATGTAATATAAAAACTTTACATAAACAATCGATAGCAAATCTCTCAGCTTTGGTTGAAAAATGCGATTTAAAACTTGAAAAACCTACCAATAAAACAAATTTAATAAGTTGCTTGGAAGATTATTTGAAAACCACTTGTTTTGAGGCTATTGAAAATGTAAATGCTAATAATGTAAATCTCATTGATTTGGGTATAAGTCTTAAAAATGAACTCAATGAGCTATTTAATAACTACGACCTCACAAGTATAGACCAAATTATAATCGAGAATCAAATAAGTCCTATTGCTAACAGAATGAAGTCAATACAAGGAATGATAGCTCAATATTTTATTGATTGTAATAATCATAACATAATATTTATTTCTGCAACAAATAAATTAAAAGCTTTTTTAAATAAAGATAAAGATAAAGATAAAGATAAAGATAAAGATAAAGATAAAAAGATTTCATACAACGAGAGAAAAAAACTCAGCATTGTATATACAAAACAATTATTGGAAAATAAAAATATGTTAAATGACCTCAATTATTTTATCAAACATTCGAAGAAAGATGATTTATCTGATTGTTTGCTTCAAGGAATTTATTATTTGGATAATAAACAAGATAGCATATAATGTATCTAAAATTATATAATATATAATATGTCTAAAATTATATAATATATAATGCGGAGTATTTAAAAATTAATCTTCTATTTAAAACATAATAGATTATATGAATATTGTTGAAATAGAACCGGATTTTTTAAATATAGAAGATATTAAATTACCTGAATTTAAAATTAATGATTCCTTTGATGATGGACATAGTGAAGAAATTGTTTCAAATAAACGATCCTCCAATTTTGGAGGCGGTATAGAGTTATTAATGAATGAAAAAAATAAGGCTGATAAAAAATTCTCGTCTTCTATTGATATAGAAGATATTACAAACTTAGAAAATGAATTAAATGAGCTCGCCGATAATACAAACTTTAATTCATCAAGCATACAAAATGATAATATTAAAAATGATAATATAAATAGCTCTGAAAATAGCAGCACAAATAAAGAAATTAAATATAAGCAAGACACTGGAAGTGCCCATAAAAAATCTATTTTTGGTGATATTTTCGGCAGTTCAAAAAATGATGGTGCTAATGTTAAACCTGTTACAAACAACAATGATCCTGATAATATAAACCTTGGAAAATCTACGGCAAATATGAATGAAAATAAAACATGGGATGGCTTCGGTAAATTTAACAATATTCCTGTTAATTTGGATAAAACACAGCAAAAACCCGAATTAACAAAAGAAGAGGAATTAAAAGAGAAATTCAAATATTTACGAAAGCTCGATGATTTAGAAAAGAAAGGAGTTTCGTTAAGTAAGCGCTACAATATGGACTCGGATTTAAATGAAATGATTGGTGAATATGAGACTATTATTGCGGAAAAAGAAAAATCCAATGCTATTAAGTTTCAAGGAAAAATGATGATGGCGTGTATTACCGGTTTAGAATTTTTAAATAATAAATTCGATCCTTTTGATATTAAATTAGACGGCTGGGGTGAGCAAATAAACGAAAATATTGACGAATATGACGAGATTTTTGCTGAATTGCACGAAAAATATAAATCAAAAGCTAAAATGTCTCCTGAGTTAAAATTATTATTTCAGTTAGGTGGCTCGGCTTTGATGGTTCATATGTCAAATACATTATTCAAATCTTCTATGCCCGGAATGGATGATATAATGCGTCAAAATCCAGAATTGATGAAACAGTTTACTCAAGCAGCTGTTAATACAATGGGGCAAACTAACCCCGGATTTGGCGGTTTTATGAATGGACTGTTTAATAATGGAAACGGCTCCAATCCTGGATTTGGTTCTTCGATGCCTCCCAATGTAAATTCTGGTCCTCCTCCACCACCTATTGAATCTAAATTACCCGATCGCAGCCAACGAATGCCTAATATAGTAAATCGCCCAGATATTATGTCGGCACGTGGTTATAATTTAGGCTCTAATGAAGGTAATCCATATGATGAAGAACGAATAAAGCGCCCGGAAATGAAAGGTCCGTCTGTAATTCCGCAATCTAACCAGAATATTGCTTCATTATTAAGCGGATTAAAAACCAAGCAAATAGATGTAAATGAAAATAAAAATAATGAAGCAAGCACAATCAGCGTCGAAGATTTAAAAGATTTAATGAGCGGTAAAATTCCAACTAAATCTAAACGCAAGCAAAAAAGTGATAAAAATATTGTAAGTTTGGATATCTAATAATCTAATAAATAATACATTTATTTATTTGTAAATAATAAATAAATATATTATGGTATTCATTTGTGATTTTTGTGATAAAACGATTTCTGATTTTTCAACGCTATATTTCGGCTTTGATTGTTTATGTTGCTCAAATCATTGTAGGTCGCAAGTTATTTCAATAAACTTAAAAATAGACCCTACAATGAATAATCCACATACTTGGTTTATACATAAACTGCGAACAAAAAAAGTAAAGGCACAAGAGTTAATTCCAAAAAACGCATCATTAGTTAATTTAGTTGCACACTTAAAAGTATAGAATTATTACACTTTTACGCCATTATTATTAGCTATATTAACAACTGAACTCGCTATATTTGCTCTTGGAAATTTGAGAATTCCTCTATGTAACTTTTGCTTATATGACAAACAATCATACGGTACTTTCATATAAATCGTTGTTCTATCTTTAGTCACAGCAATAGTATACATTAGCGCCATATTATTATAATATAATATAATTTTAATTAAATATATTATATTATAATTCTTAAATCATTTAAGAATATAATTAAAGCTATTATTATATTTAAACATATAATTATTAATTAAATTATTATGAAATATAGTGAGGAAAATCAATTTCAACCTAAATTAGTATGTAATAAAGGAAATATATTATTAAGCGAAATAAGGATCCCTTTAAGTATTAATAAAGTATACAATTTACAATTTGAGTTAAATAACTTAAGTACGCAAAAGGTAAATACAGAATTACTTTTAACAACGCAAATATATGAATTACTTGAACAGGTAAATACAGAGTTAATTGAGAGAATTTATATTTTAAAGACATTAAACGCACACGAAACGGACATATGTATATTGGTTAAGCAAGTAGCAAAAGAGGTTGGTATTAAGCAAAAATATATTATCTTTAGAGCGACTCGTTATTTAAATAAGTTAAATAATAGTATTACCTATTATAATAAGGATTTAATATACGAACATAAAGATTTAATAGATGATTATTTACACTCTATAAATTTAAATAATATTGACTATGAACCTCTAACATATAATTTTGGAAAAATACATATTTCTTCAGTTGATGAAGTTTCATCACCAACAAGCGATGAGAAATTTATAACTTTGAAATTTTCAATAGATTTTCAAATAACAATGACAGATGATTTGCCTATTTATATGAATAATCTTATAGGATTAATGTTTAAAAAGATGTTTTATAACGTTAAATTATATATTGACAATCTTAATGTTAATTCATAAAAATTATTAGTTAATTAGTTAATTAGTTAATTAGTTAATTAGTCAATTATTACATATAAATACTTAATAATTTATTATACTAATAAACTATTAAATATGATGTTTTTTCATACATTATGTATTTGTCTAAGAATTACAAAAATTGTAGGAATTATTAGTTATGAGTATTTAAAATTTGCTATATTAAAATTTGCAAAGGAACCAACCAATAGATTAGAATTAATAAAAAACATATCTAACAGATTAGAATATGAAAATATAGTGTATGTAAAAATATTTCAAGCATTATGCTTGAATAAAGATTTATTATATCCTAATGAGCAAGAGTTTTTACTGAAATATACTGATAATGTTCCATATTCAATTAATGATATTAATTATGACTTACTTGATAAGTTAACACGTGATTATTCCATAACATTAACAAATAGCATACCTATAAATAGCGGCATAATAGGCGTGGCTTTCGGCGCATTTGATTGTTCTAATAATAAAGTAATTGTTAAAATGTTAAAGAAAAATATTTTAATGAAATTTACTAATGCATTTGATGAATTGTTATATGTATCATATGTGTGCAAATATATTCCATATATAAAATATCTCAAAATAACAAAATTACTTTTAGACAATAGAGAGATTTTATTAAATCAAATGAATTTTATTAAAGAGGCTAATGCTATAGAACTCTTTACTAAGAAATATAAAAATAATAAAGAATACAGGTTTCCAAAAGTTTATAGAGAGATTACTGAAAAATATAATGAATTATTAGTGATGGAAAATATAAATGGATTAAAATTTAATGATATTCAACACCTTGACACCGCGATCAAAGAAGAATTTGCTTACTTAATAAATAAGTTTAACATATTGGGAATTTTATACCATTCTGTTATTCATTGTGATTTACATTGTGGTAACATCTTTTTCTACATAAACAATGATAATAACAATAATAATAAAAACAATAATGGCTCTCCAAAATATATGTTGGGGTTAATTGATTTTGGTATATGTACATTTCCTAATAAGGAAAGTCAAAATGCATATTATATATTTTTTAACAATATGTTTTATAATCATGACTATACTAATCTTGAACTTGTAATTAATAATTTTATAGAAGAAAAAAACATACTTAACAGATTTAATAGCACAATGAAACAGGAATTATATGATGAAACTATAAAATGTTTAGAATTGTATAGTAAGCATGAAATATCAAACCAAGCATTGGTAAACAACTTAGGTGAATTATTTTATAAATATAATTTGAATTTTACACAAGAATTTAATAGGCTTATTCTAAGCTTACATACAACACATAGCTTTATAAAGCGACTATCAAAGGATGCTAATGTAACTATGACAAAGGTTATAAAAGACCTCAACAGATTCAATGAACTAATAAATATTTAACTTATGGGGGGCTAAGGGCATATAAAAGGCTAAAATCACTCTTTTCAAATTTCTTATGATAAATGGTCTAAACTTTTTATTATAAAAATTGTGTGCAAAAATTTCAGAATATAATTTCATAATTTTTTTGGAAAATGGACATTTATAAATGTCCAATTTTAAGAACCTTAAACCTTTATAGGAAAAATGAAAAATATGTTCTTGTTTTTTAAAATATGACCTTTAAGGGATGAATACTTAATTTTTAACGAAAAAAACGCCTTACCATAATTTTTTTTCACTTTTTTCTGAAAAAATGGCTGTTGACATTTGTTGACAAAATTGTCCGGAATTATCCGCAAAAATCCGGGTTTTTATCAGCATCATATATGCTCATAAAACTTTAAATAAAAAACGCAAAAAAAAACACAAAAAGCGCGAAAAAGCGCGCAAAATCTTCTAATTTAATGAAGAATTATGCTAAAATGTGATATATTGCATATTTTCTTCATTAAACTGTTGACATAAATTTTACATTTGTTTACAAAAAATCCGGAAAAATCCGGAAAAAATTATATAAAATATATATTAAATATATAGCTATTAAATTATTATTGACAAATGTTTACAAAAAAATCCGCAAAAATCCGCTCAGAATTTGTATGTATAAATTGTAACTATACTACGTGTGACAAAAAAGATTATAACAAACATATTGCTACAGTAAAACATAAAAACAATACAAACGTTGACATTTTGTTGACAGCTAGTGTGAAAAAATCCGAACTTTTAGCAGAAATCATTTGTAATTGTGGAAAAAAGTATAAAAGCAGACAAGGGCTTTATGCTCATAAAAAAAAATGTAATTTTTTGCAAAACGCAAAGGTAGTGAACGGTTCAAATAATGAGCTAGCTCTAACAAATGACTTGATCATTAATTTGCTGAATGATAACAAAGACATGAGAGAGATTATTATAAAGCAACAAGATCAAATGATGAGGCAACAAAATCAAATAAGTGAAATGTTGCCGAAATTAGGAAATAACAATTTTATAACAAATAACAATAATAATAACAAATTTAATATTCAGGTCTTTCTAAATGAGCGATGTAAAGACGCTATAAATATGAGCGATTTTATAAAATCTATTCAAGTTAGCTTACAACAGCTAGATTATACGAAGCAAAATGGGCTTGTTAATGGTTTAAGTAATGTAATAATTGAAAATATGAGTAAATTAGGATTATATCAGCGACCAATACATTGCACCGACTTAAAACGTGAATCGTTATATATTAAAGATGACGACAATTGGGAGAGAGATATTAATAAAGAAAAAATCAGGAAAGCCATTAAAGATGTATCAACAAAGCAATTTTGCGCATTAAGTAAATGGACTAAAGAAAATCCAGATTTTCAAAATAATGAATATAAACAAAATTATTATACGCATACACTTGTGGCTATAGCAAATAGCAAAGAACACAATGAAGAAAAAATAATAAAAAAACTATGCAATAGCAGTTATGTAAAAGAAGAATAAATTTAATAGTCATTTAAAATTGAGTTAAAATTGAGTTAAAATTGAGATTAAATTGCATAAGTAATAAAAAAATGGCTTTAAATGTCACAATAATCAAGATACAAGCATGGTTTAGAGGAAGTATTTTTAGATTAAAGCGCTTACCTCTAATTATGTATAAAATTCAAAATTATTTAAAGCTACAAGTATTTCAATTTTCAAGTCAAAATGAGGACGGTAGAATAAATAGCTGTTTAGATGAAGTTGAAGTAGTCAAATTACTTAGCGAAAAGTTTGGTGCAAGAATTAAGATACCTGAAAAGAGACACTGGTATGACATTTTAGCATATGATTATATTTATGGATGGATCCCAATCAATATAAAAACAACAACAACATTAACAAGCGACAATACAGGTAATTTAGCAATGTGTGTATATGCTTATACAGATGAAGTATTGGATATTCATAGTAATAAATCTTATGACAATGGCAAAATGAGTAACATACTTGTTAATAAATTAAAAAATAAAGAATATAACTTTATTAACAAAAAAGATTATTATTTCATAGTATTAAATAAAACAGATTCATGTACTATAATTGTTAATAGTGTAAAAGGATTGACACTATTAACACCAAATATAAATAATTTGCCATTTCAAGTTTGTTGGAATAACAATAGGATCTATAAATATGAAAACATAGATAAAAAAATAAAACAATTTATTGATTGCTTACAAAAACCTAAACCTAGTTGGAAGGAAAAATTTATGTCAAACATAAGAACTTTAAAATTATAAATAGTCATTTGGAATATATGAATTACATATTTGTCTATGGCCTATTTTAAATCTTCCAGAAAACATAAAATTAGCTTTGAAAGTATTACTATTTATATATGCTACAATCTTATTTAAATCGCACATTTTTTTTGGTTTAAGCATTATTAATCCACCACCAAAATAACTAACTTTACCTAAAAATGAGACATCAGATTTTCGCGTTAAATTGTAAATGTAAATACAATCTTTAGTTTTATTACTATTTATAGCATCAATATTTCTTGGTGCTCCCCATTCAAACCAGTTCTTTTCAGTAAATTTTCGTATTCCTCGCGTAATAAGCTCGTTCTTGTGCTGTAATAAATATTCATTAATTTTTACATTTTCACAGGGATAATTTTCAATATAAATATATTTTTCAACTTTATTATGTCCATTTAATAGTTCAATATTGCCGAGTTCTTCATTTTTATAAACTTCTTCTTTTCCACTAACAAGACCAACATAAATATCGAAATAGTCTTGAAACAAAACACTATTACTATTTAGTTTTTCATCAAAAGTAATTAATCCATTGCTGTTTGTAATATATAATAGCTTATCATTATATAACACTTTTTTCTCAATTGAACTATTTTTACAATATCTAAATATAATAACATCAATAGACGC